AATGTTCGCCTTGTTAAGAAAGTAAGTAAAGTTGATCAAGGGTATACCTGTAAAAGGCGTTGGATTGAAGTACATTACACAGATGGTAATTCTGTTCAAGTGGACTATGGTAGAGATGATCCTTACTACGACACAAATAATCCAAAGCTTGATGTTGACTATAAACAAATTGAAGAGGAGTTGTTATCATGACTAAATTTGCAGCAACATATTGGATAAATAAACACAGTGACGGGTCTGATGGTTTTGACTATGAACTGATCGAACTACAAACTCTGTTTGAAAGTATTTATGAAGAAACTGAAACTATCAGCGAATGGACTGACACTTATGATGAAGTGAAAGGTTTATTGCAGGATAAACCAGAAGGAATGTACAGTGTTTTTGTTATAGGCAATATAAGTTATTCTGTTGACTGTTGGGGAGAACATGATATATCAGTTGATATGGGGTATGCTTCTGTTGAGGACTTACCTGAAGAGATGTTGGGTGATGGCAGTTTAGAAGACGACAGAGACCTTGACTATTTATTGGATGATAGAGATGAGTAAAATATTTATCAACATCTTCATCCCTGAACCAAGTGACTATGTAAATGAACTTGAGAGACTCTTACAAAACAAAGAAACCATAGAAGACTTAGAGTCATTACTTGAAACTATCTGTACAAAGTATAAGACAGATATTCATGGAACTACAACTTGGGTGAATGATCATGTGATAGTAAGATCGGGGTACTTCCCTCAGTTCAGTGTTCCATTGTCTGTCTCTGTAAAAGAGAATAGGTATGGGAGCACAATAGATCAGATAGCTTGTTGGGAAGGGTTTAAAAGGGTTTGTGAAGCGGTCAGATCAGGAGAGTATTTATGACAATCATGCCAGAACAAACCCTATCACAAGAAGATAGAGAACTACTATCAACCATGATAGACAAAGTAGGTCATATTACTATCATACAAGAACTAGTAGATCAATGGACATATTGGCTCAATAGGAAGCTTGTTGGTGGGATTGATGAGGATATGAAGAAAAGACTTATGTTGATATTAATTGGAATGTTGGAGGGGAAGGACGTTGACACATAATTTTAGTAAGTCACAACAAGCTGCCTATGATGCAGCACAGAAAGGAAAGAACATATTTATCACTGGGTCTGGAGGAAATGGTAAGAGTTATCTGACACGAGCACTCACCACTCCTAACACTCTTGTATGTGCTCCTACAGGCATAGCAGCTCTAAATGTGAAAGGCACTACATGTCATAGAGCCTTTGGTTTACCTATGGGACTACCGGAAGCCAAAGACTTTAACATGGTGGGCAGGAAACAAAGAGATGTTCTATGCACAGTAAATCGCATTATCATTAGTGAAGTGGGTATGTTAAGAGTAGACCTTCTTGAGCTTATTGATCGTAAACTTAAACTGGCCAGAGGGAATAAGAAACCATTTGGTGGGGTTCAAATGATTGTAGAGGGAGATTTCTTCCAACTGGAACCTATTGTAAGTAGAAGTGAATGGGAGTTATTCTACAATAAATACAGTTCTCCTTATTGTTTTAGCTCTAAGGTGTGGAACTTTGAGACTTATCATTTGACAGAACCACAAAGACACCCCAAGCCGGAACAATACAATCTATTGAACCGTATGAGGGTGGGAGATCAATCAGCACTAGAAGAAGTATTATCCACTACAGGAGAGTACAAGCTATCAGAAGATCTTTTACACTTGTGCTGCTACAATGATGATGCACTCAAAGTAAACAACCACTGGTACAATAAGAACACAAACCCAGAGTCAATCTTCATGGCAGCTAGTGTTGGTAAGATCAGTGAGAAAGATGTTATTGTCCCTGAGACACTTAAACTTAAAATAGGTTGTAAGGTGCTGATCTGTGCTAATGACATGGGTGGTATGTACGTTAATGGTGATAGTGGCACTGTTACTGCTATGAATAACAACTGTATCGATGTAAGGTTGGGTAGCGGTAATACAGTGCAAGTAGAAAGATTTACATGGGAAGCATACAGCTACACCAAAGTTGGGAGTAAGGTAGTTAAAGAGGTTATAGGTAGTTTTACTCAATACCCTTTAACTTTAGGTTATGCAATAAGTATTCATAAAGCACAAGGCACTACACTAGATCAAGTAGCCATCCATGTAGGCAAGGGATGCTTCTCTGCTGGGCAGTTGTATGTGGCAGTAAGTAGAGTGAAAGATTTAGACAATCTAACCTTCCTACGTAAAGAACAAGTAACACTAGATAACTTAATAATAAATGAGCAGGTAAAAGAGTTTTATGGATTTGGATGATTATGACGAATACGAAAAGGAAATGGCCATAGCTTACTTAGAAGCTATTAGAACAGGAGATAGGACAAGGTATGAGAAAGCTGTAAGAGACGGTAGGGAAGTAGCAAACAACAGGAAGATGTTGAATGAGGTAGAAGCTGGTACTTACAAAGACAAACAGTACATGAAGAAGGAAGAAGTAACTACAGCTTACAAACATGCCTTAGATGCAGACTCCCCCACAGTAGAAACATGCTTTGAAGAAGTAAAGATAGTTCACTCAGTAACAGACGAGTACCTAGACGAAGCAAGAAGTAATCCTATCTACTCTCACATAGTTGATTCTATTGTAGATGAGAATGTGTCCCACCCTCAGATACGTAGTATGAGAGACAACAAAGTACTACAATTAAGACTACATAAGAAAGCTTCTACACCTAATCAACTAATAACTGACATAACCTCCAAGCGCACTGTCAATGATCGACTTAAAGCTTTAGAGCAGGAAGTGACTGATCTCAAATTAAGGGTGGACACTGTCTCTACCTCTCAAGAGATAACAGACATTAACATGGACAGAGTGTTGGATGTTATTGAGCTGCCACCAGACCATAATAAGAGTGTTGCTGTAGCACTAAGACAGAAAGGTCATAAAGTCAAGAATATAGCTCAAGCATTAGGTGTAAGTGTAAGCACAGTAAAAAGATGGGTACAAGGTATTGAAAGTATAAAATGAGCCATTTTTGAGCCATTTTTTTGTAGCCGTGCTATACATATAAGAGCAACCAATCTAAATAAGCCTATTAACCCTACTAGTTGTAATAATTAGTGGGGGGGTTTTCTTGTATCTGCAATTTACAACTCCCCTCTGTACAGAATGTACAAATAATGATCACCCTACAAATACCCATACCTAAAATATCTACCTGTCAATTTACTAATTCCCCTCCAGAAAAGAACACCTATCAGGGAGAATCCCTAGAATTGTTGTGTCTGAAATATCTGTATCTATAACTGGAAGGTTAAGCACGGTACCCAGCTACATCATAGCATAGCTCAATAAACGCCAAATATCGATAGCCTAATCCTATAGCCCCATCTCCTACCACTATCCCACTACATAGTCAACCATTATAGATAATACAGATGATTAATCTATGATTAATTGATTCTACTAATATTAATTGACATATACATATAGATGATATAAGCAGGTTATATGATAGGGTAATACTATTAGGATGGGAGTATTGTTATATGTAGACTATAGGGAGAATGTATTAGTTTATCATCGATTTAATTGATTGATTAGGATGATTGATCTAATAATTAGATAAGGGAGTGTTGAGTGCTTAACCCAGCAAGCTATATAAGCGCATACAGCCAATCAATAACGTTAAGCAATAATTTCACCTATACGCCTGTAAACAAGTCATTAATCACTAATCATAGCCACACTATAGGCAGAATATTGCTTGAATAATCAATATATTAGCATTTACTAATGTATATAATCAGGATAACCAGACACATCACTAGATATAGGTGCATAAGCAAGTTATGACACTAGATATAGATTAATAAATAAAGCCTATGAATAAGCCAATCTGTATAGCTATTATTAGGTGTACACAATAGATAATCATTGTTATAGTGATCACATCAAAGCGAAACACTTAAACAACTAAAGAGACTGAAGAAAATGACTAAAGCACAATTCATCGCAATCTACAACACTCTCCAAACCATTGGCAGTATGCCAGTAGCTGGCTTGTCTGAAGTGCAAGCATCACTTAACAAAGATGCATATAACCAGCTTTGGAATCTTTTAACAGACAATGGCAAAGAGTCTTTGGGAAGTGCTGCCGAGAAGTTAGGCTTGGAATTAGTTTAATTATTTTAATCAAACCGCTTGCAATAGGTAGGCGGTTTTGTTAAGATGGCTTTACTAACTCAAGACAACCAAGGCAAACCAACATGAAAAAGCTCTTACCCTTCCTTCTCATCATCGGTGGCTTATACTACTGTGTAGGCTGTAAATTGGTAGATGTAGGCACTGCTTCAATCAATTCAACTCAAGAGCGTATGCTCAAGGCTGGTGTATAATGATGAATAAAACTCAATTCAAGGCGATAGAATCGGCTCTTAATGATGTAG